ATATATTTTTTTATTAAAAAAGAGAGGTGTATTTCAACCCCTCTTTTTAAGGTTAATTATTATGTGTATAATACAATTTCTTCTGCAACCCCATACTGGATTCCATAAGCAAATCTTGCAATGAATCTAGCATTTCTATCACCTAAAGTTTCAGATGTGTCAATTAGTCTGATTTCATTCATATCATCTAAAAGACCAGTTCCAAAGAATAGGTTAGATTTTTGTGCTAATGCCATAGTGTTTGCACTAAGACCTTTTGCTAAGAATAATGGAATACCATCAAAAGTTAATGCTTGACCATTGTACCACATTTGTCCTTTGTTTTCAAAACCATTAGCTCCTAAACCTAGTGCATGACCACCTAAAGATCTAATGTAATTTTGCATAACTTCAGTTGAAACATAGATAGCTAAATATTCAGCACCATAGATTGTGTTTGGAATAGCATCTACTACTTTACCAAGCTCAGTTACAACATTTGCTGCTGTAATTGTAGTACCTGTTACATCTACAATATCACTATCTGCTGCCCATAGTGTTTCAAATCCATCTATAGATCCACTATTAGAATTTACTCCCTGCCATATTGAGTTTTCTACACTTGCTGAAATTTGATCTGCAAAGTGTGCTACTATATAATCTACAAAAGATGAAGGCATATTTTTATATGCTGATACACCTTGCTCCATAGCTGTCCAATCTTCTGTGAACTGCTTAGAACAGAATTTTACATTAACTTGAAATTCTTCTAGAGTTAATACTCTTTCTGTTACTGCTACTGTACCTGCATCAGTAAAATCACAAGTAGAGTTAGCTATTAAATTTGCTGCTGCAACCTTTTGAATTACAGACTTAAATCTTACATTAGGCATAATAGTTAATCCACCATTATCTAATGTTGTTCCAGAGAGTAAAGCTGCACTTATATATTTTTTAGCTGCTTCACCTGCAAAACTGGAAGTAAAAGTTGGTTTACTCATTTTAAAATATTTATTTAGTTATTATTTAATTTTTGCATAATTCTATCTAAGGAAGTTTCTCTTCTACTGGAAGAAAAGCTAACCTCAGCTTTTTTTACTTGACTTTCAGGACTATGTTTTAGAGGTGCAGTTGCAGGTGTTTCTGCTAACTTTGTTTCTAATTCAGATAGTTCTTCTTTTTGCTTCCCTTCAATCTCTTCTAATTTGGTTTTCATTTCTTCAACCATAGATTTTAAGGATTCAACCTCTTCTCTAGATGCATATTCATGCTTTTGTAGTTCAGTTTCAGTTTCATTACTCTCAGATGCTTCAACCTCAGTCTCCTCAGCAGGAGCTTCAGCTTCACCTATAGATGCAATGATACCTTCTTCTTCTACTTTAACAATTCTACCATCTTCAAGAGTATACTCTCCAACTGGCATAGGCACTCTGTCCTCTTCAGAGACAATAAATACCTCAGCACCAATTTCAAATGATTCTGCTTCTATAACAGTACCATTCTCAAGAGTAGCTTGTGCTAGTTTTACTTCTTCTGAAGTAACATCTAGTTCTTCTACATTCTTTTCTTTTGACAATTCCATGCCTAATAGATTTTTAATTTTAGTTAAAGTGTCAGTTGCTTTCATACTCTTATAATTATATATGTGTTAAAATTTATAAATTTGGATTAGTTTTCTGTTTTTCCTACACCTTGTGCAAACAAAGTTCCATCACAACAATCAGGATGATATGTATTGTCATCACATAGACAACCTCTTTGTGATCTTATAGGACTTGTGTATGATGGTGCAGGATTTTTCCTTCTTTTATTTTTACTCATCTTCCTTGTCCTCTATATGGTTTGACATAATTTTTACTACCTTTTAATTTACTTGTTTTTGTTTTTGCATGTACTCCTTTTCTTCTAATCTTAGGCTTGAAGTAATTAGATACAGCAATTGCATTTTTCTTTGGCATTACTTTTTCTTCTTTTTCTTTTTATAGTGTTTTCCTGGCATTATCTTATTGGTATACAGTTAGGTACTCTTTTTCCATTTTTAATTTTAAATCCATACATTTCATATCCTGGTTGGCATGGCTTTTTAAGCATGTGAAACTCACAAGGCATAAACCACTCCTTACCATCTATTTCATGTATATGGAATCCTTCACAACCTATATTTTGTGCAACTTCTAATGCTTTTTCTTTTGTATCAAAAGCTAGTCTATCATCTATAATAGCATAGTTATCATCTACTATCTTTGTCTCTAATTCTAGCTCTCCTAATTCTCTTAGTTTATTTCTACTCCATCCTAGAGCTGCTAAACCACCCCATAGTAAGTAGGATATGTTAGCACATGCTTTTGTATCATTTTCATTCTTTCTATACTGATCTTCTGCTCTTGATAGATAGCTATACATTCTTTTTATTGTTTCAACAGTTATATTTTTCTTTTGTGCTAACTGTTGTGCTCTTACTTTTCCAACATCAGTTGCACATCTGTTGTTTATGTTTTTGTTTAACTCTATTCCTCTTTTAGCATTATTAGCTACAGCATCAGGATAGTCATTAAAGCTCTCTAAGGCTATTTCTTTGTCCTCTATAACACTTTCTATTTCTTTTAGTAGAAACTCTGTCTCTTGTGCCTCTATTTGTTTTAGGAGGTCATTTATAGATTCTTTTGGTCTTTCAGTTTTATCAGCAAAGTAACCCTCTATAGAAAAACCTTTTACTACACCACTCTTTACATAGTCATTCCACACTTCATCACTATCTACTCTTATTGCACCCATCCATGTACCTAGTGGAACTTCTTTAGTGTTATCATATAATCTACTCTTATCATGCACCTCATCTTGTACAATCCAACTTTCTACTAGTGTCAATCCTTTTAGTTTGTACTCATGCTCTAATGATGCATTTTTTTGATTACCTTCTTTTAAATACATTTGACTAGCTTTCTCTACTGTATCTTTAGAGAAGTATATGTAGTAATCTTCTCCATCTGCATTTCTAAGAATAGGTTTGTTAGGAATTAGTACAGGCCCTAGTAGTAATCTCTTTTCTTTTGATACTTGTGCTAGTTTTATGTCTTGACCTTTTAGTGCTACAAAATCTGTTTGGATAGCAGGATTCTCTACTATTGATATTGCATCTACACCATTAAACTCTAGGTTTTCATCTAAAATAAGTTCTATAATCTTCATACTTGTATAATTGTTTAGTATTTAATTTTTTTATATTCCTGCTGATTGTACAATGTTTCTATCTACACTTTGTGCTGTTGTTACATCATTAGCTACTACATATGCTCTTACTGGTTCACCTTGTTGTCCTGCTATTGTTTCAGCTAATGCATTACTTGCACTTGCACCCACTACATTAAAACTAGGAGGAGTTAAACTAGGAGTAGGTGAGCTTGATTGACCACCTGCTGTTACACCACCTACATTTAGTACAGGTATTTGTGTTTGTTTAATAGCTCTAATTTGTTGGAACCCTGTAGCTATAACTGAAGCAACTCCTGCAATTTTTGCAAACAAAGGCAATGTTGTGTCATCTAAAACTTGAGCTGCTCCTGCATAAGTAGAAATTATAGCATTAGCAATACCTAGTGCTTTTGCTGCATTAGATCCTTCTGCTGCAAGTCCTATACCTAAAGCTGTAAACTTTAATGCTGTATCATATTTGTTTTTCTCAGTATCCTCTACAATTGTTTCTTCTGTTTTCTTTCCTGATTCTGTTATTGCAGCAATAGTTCTTGTTCTAGCTGATTCTAAAGCAGCAGTATCTCTACCATATTTTTTAGCTTCTTCTATAAGATCATTATATCTTTCTCTTGTTTTTTGTATTTGTAGTTCTCTTTTTTCATCTTCACTTACAGCTATTGCTTCTCTCTCTGCTAATAAAAAACTATCTAATGCTGCTTGTTGTGCATTTATCTCATCTTGTGCAGCTTTACTTGCAGCTTCATTTGCTGCTTTCTCTTCATTCTTTAAACCAATAATTTGTGATGTAACTTCTTTTTGTTTAGATAGCCTAGCTGTCTCTAAACCTATTAGCTCAGCTTGTAATTGTGCTTCTTCTTCTAAATCTTCTTTTGTTGATTCACTAAAACTATTTTCAAGTTTTTTATTGTCTAATCTAATTTGTGCTAATTGTATTTCTTTGTTTGTGATTTCTTCATCTAATGCACTAGCTTCTTGCAAAAATGCAATTCTTTCTTGTGTGCTAAAGTTTTCTCTATCTACAGCTTTTTCTAATAACTCTGCTCTTTTCTGATCAGCTTCAGCTCTTTCTACAAGTAAATCTCTTTCTAGCTTATTAGCTCTAGCTCTCTCATCAGCTAGTTTACCTGCTTGTGCTATTTCTTTTCTAGTTTCTTCACCAAAGTTTTTAACCCCCTCTACTGTATCACCAATAGATACTTTAAGATCATCAAATGCTTCTTTAGCACCTACTAGATTACCTGTAAAGAAATTAGCAAATAATTTACTTACATTAATAATAGATTTACCTAAATCTTCTAAAATATCAAAGACATTGCCTGTAACAACAGCAATTTGGCCCATTAACTTAGCAAATCTATTTTGGCCTTCTTCTGAATTAGTAAATGCTTTACCAACAGCTACAACTGCAATTGCAAATGCACCAATACCTGTAGCTATTAAAACACCTTTTAATGTTCTAAGACCTTTTATAGCACCTTGAACAGCATTAGTTATGTTTTTAAATCTAGTTACAAGACCACCTGAGATAGCATCACCTGTCTCACCAACATCTTCCATGTTAGTTTTAACTTTCTTTATCTCATCAGCTGTTTCTTGTATCTCTTGATTAGCATTTTGATTGTCTACATCAATGATCAGTTTTACTTTTTGCTCTTTACTCATCAGTTTTGTCTATATTTTTTTCCCATTTAGCTATTTTTGATGCTAACTTGTAACCTTTTTTCCAATTCATTGGTAAATAGTTAGAACCTTGTGCAAATCTTATAGATTTTGTCTCTCCATTTACTATTCTTAGTGTGTCTATTATGTTTCCTAGCATATCTATATAATTATTTTACTTCATGTTTTTCTTAATTATGGACAATTATTATAATAAGGCCCTGCTAAACTAGAACCATTCCAATAATAGTATCCACTTCCACTTACTTGTTGATAATATCCTGTTGCAGCTGCTGATGAACATGAAACATTACTATATAAAACAGATGAATTACTTAATGTTGTACCATTAGCATATATAATAGCAGTTGAAGTTGCATCACAAAGTGATATTGGATTACTTGTTGTTCTGTAAACTGATATTGCATTACAACTTGATTGTACTGGAGTTTCAGGTTCAGGCCCTCCAATACCTGTAGTAGTTTGACAATCAATACAATTACCACCAGTAGTGTTTAAAGTTTGAAAAACTTGTAAATTAGCTACATCTACTTGATTACCACCTAGTAAATCATAACTTTGAAATGCATAACATGTTAATCCCTCTCTAACAACCCAATTAGTACCTATAGGAACTGCTTGACTTACTACACTAACAATATTAGTTGGATCATCACAATCTGCAAATATTGCATAATAAGGCCCTGTTGTAGGTTGATCAGGATCACTAATGTTTGGACAACCTGTTGCATTTACTTTACTAACACTAACAGAATTAGGATGTGTAGTAGTATTTTCTGTATATCCTGAAACAGTATAATGATTTGAACTAGTGTCTACTACTATAGCACCTACATCAAAAGTATATGTACTAGCTGCATTTGATGTTCTATAAGTTTCAGAACCATCACTACATTTTGTTAAAGCATAGTATACTGTTGCTTGACTTGGTACATTAGCACAATCTGTTACATTATAAAATGCTTCTATTGTAAATCTAGGCAAGTTGTATTCATTACCATCTAAAGCTGTACCTGAATTTAAAAATTTATATAAGTTATTATCTGTTCCTCTGTATATGTATTGATTTGTTCCTCCTAATGCTATAACTTGATTTAAATCTTCATAAGATGCATAAATAGTATCAGTTCCACATTGCTGAAATCTTCCATATTGCACACATCCTGTATCTGTTGTAGTAGTAAAGTTTGCAGTTATTGGTGTGCCACTTTCTATAGTACCAAAATTATAATAGTACTTTATTGTGTTACCACTTCCTGTATATATTCTTTGTTGTGATGATAATGTTATTTCATCTGTTGTTTGTTGTGTTATATATGTTTTCCCTGTACTACATTCATAAAGATGATAGTATACTGTTTGCCCTGTACATGGTGATGCAGGACATCCAAAAGTTGCAGCTCCACTACTATCTAATTTTGCTGTTACAGTTATGTGTTTATAGCTAGGTAAATCTCCTGATGCTACTGCTCTAACAACATAACAATTGTTATTTGAATCCTTAACAACTTGTGCATTATTTAAACCTGCATCATCTGTAAATGATTCTTCATTTGTTGTTCTGTTACTAATCCAAGCAGCATTATAAGGAGGATAACTTGTACCTTCATAAACTACAGTATTACAATTAGAAAATAAATAATATCCTGGAGTAGGATCAGGATCTATTGTAGGACATGAAGCACTTGGCAAAGCATCAATATCTATTGTACCTGCTTGATTAGATGTTTGTTTTAAAACATAAGGTGTGCTATTGTATTCTACTGTATCATCTTGTTTTGTACTTTTAATACTATAACCTAAGTAAGCTGTTCCTCCACCTGTACAAGGTTGTAACCTATAATAAAATTTTGGACATGTATCTACAACTTGACATTCTGTTACACTATTAGAATCTAAATCTATTGTTCCTGTATTGTTTGTTGTGCTTGTTAATGTATAACATCTATTATTGTACAATCTTTTTTCATTAGCTAATCCACTAGATCTTGATTTAGCATATTCTACTGTACCTGTATCACATGGTGTCATTGTATAGAAGTAGAAAGTTTCTACACCACCAGTAATACCACCTGATGGACAGTTATATGCTACAGGAGATACTGCTGTTACTGAAACTGCTGATTTATTATCACTTGCCTTTGATGAACTATCTGAAACAACATAAGTATTATTTGAACTATCTTCTACTTGTTGTAAAGCATTGAGTGTCAATGCAGTAGTACTTTGGCTAGTCCTATGATTTGTAGTTCCATCACTACATTTTTGCAATCCATAATAACTAGGTGTTTGATCTAAAACACTACTTTGACAATTTGTGTTTCCTGTATCTTGTATTGTCTTTGATGTATAAGTGTTTGGTGAACCATTACCTGTAACAGTATATGTGTTTCCTGCTAAGTCTACTACTCTTCTATCATTAGGTAAGTTTAAATCTCTTAATGTTCTATCTGCTTCATAATCTCCATTAGGACTTGCACATTCTCTAATAAAAAGCACATTATTTAACAAGTCATTTTGATTATTAGTTGGTTGCTCTTCATTTTCATTTACATTTTCAATAGGAGTTGTAGCTGAAACTGTTGTAGTCTCATTTAGTAGTTCTAATTGACTTTCACCTGTTAATAAATTGGTTGTTATTTTATTAATCCTGTATTTCTCTCCTTGTATTGTTATAAGATCTGCTAAGCTATAGTTTAGTAAAAAAGATTGTGGTAATCTAGCAGTATGCTTTATTAGCCTCTTATTTACATCAAATATACCTTCTATATAAAACCTATAATATTTCTCAAATAAAGTGTCTGTAAATTGATTAGATGCTGAATATTCATTTAGTTCAGCTCTAAAATTTATGTTTTCTCTAGTAAATGTAGTAGGTTCTACTAATGTGTTTTGAAAAGATAGATGTGTAGAGTTAGATGGAATCCACAAAGAGTTAATTTGGTTAATACCATCAGTACTTATACTATCTAAAAACCTTATTGGTGCTGATAATGGTTGATATAAACCTAAAAATAATACTGGACTTTTAAAGTATGGTTCTCCTTTTTCATCTGCCATCCACCCAAATTGCACACTTGTTTTAGCATTGTTGTTTGCATCTATTAGTCTTTCATATTTTAGATGGTCAAATCCTACTTCTACATTAAATGTTTCATTGTTACTATCTAGAGCTTCATTCAATGTGTATTTTAACTCACCCCATCTTTCACCTTCTGTAGATAGTTTTTGTTGATGTTGTTTTGCAAGTTTACTACCTTCATTATCAAACTTAAAATGAACATCTCTAAATGGTAATGCTGTATCTGTTGATGATTTTGTAGGATCTACAAACTCTGTTATATCCCTAGTTGTTCCACTAGCATAAAAACTCTCTAAGGTTTTTACATTAATAACTCCATCTTTTTCAAATGCTGTTAAATTAAACATTTTAAACAATGATGTTAAAAAATCTATAATCTTAATTCTAGGTATGTTATCTGTAATGTTAAAAGCAATATCTGTAGTTATGGTAAAATTTTGATTTATAGTACCACCTGAATATGGATAATTATCTACTCTTAAACTTAGTCCAAAACTATCCATAGTAAATGGCACTAAAGTTTCTATTTCAAATGTATAAAGTGCATACCTTTCTTCTGCAATAAATCTAAGGCTACCATCTCTAACATTATTACTTTCTTCAAATGTTTTTCTTGTTATTTCTGTCCCATTTTGCTTAACTACTAAATCAAATGTTGGATGATTACTAGCTGTAAGAAATTCTGCTGTAACTTCTGCATCATAATTGTAATTAGTACCAATCCATTGTAATCCTGAATATCTTGTAACAAAAAGCATATCAATACCTCTTACATCATATTCTGATTTATAATTCCATCCTACAATTTGATGTTTAGTAAGTGTTAAATCTTCTTCTACAAATACTCTACCTTCTTTATTTTGCAAAAGCATGTATAAGTTTTGATAAGTTTGTGGACTATTTGTTAAGTTAAAGAAATCATCAGAAAACCTTATTTGTGGATACAAGCTCTCTATTGCTTTTACAATTAGGTGTACTTTTATTGCATAAGTCAAATCTTCATAATAAACACCATGCACATTATCACTAGTATATGGTGATGAACCATCAGGATACAAGTTACCTCCTGCTGCTGCATTAGGTGTTCCATCAGCATTATTGTATTGTGCACTAGTACCTGAGCTACTATCATAAAATAGTCTCATAGTGTTTGATATAAGTGGCACTATCAATGCTTTAGAAAAAGTAATCTGTGCAGGTGTGTCTGATGTATCTCTAGGATCATTAACTGTAAAAGTTAAACCATTTTCATCTATCATTGTAGATCTAATCTTAACACCTGTATAATTTGTGTTAAACTGAGTGAGCCACTCTAGTGATGATAAATCTGTGTCTCCTAGTAAGTCTTTTAGGTTTATTGTTCTTCCAAAAAATGTAACTCTATATGCTTTAGGCCTACCTGATTCTAAATCTACTCCTTCTAATTTTATTTTACCTTCTCTAAATGGATTGTGGTTTAATTCTATTCTTGCATCAAGTTTCTTTCTTGCATCAAAAGCATATCCATTCTCTATATTAAATCTATAGTAATGTCTAAATATTTTGTTGTTATTTTTACTTGCAGGAAGTGTAAATGGTTTACTAAAATCTGTAAAGACCTTAGATATATCCCTTACATCTTGTATGGTTTGAGTTAGACTTACACTTTCATCTTCAAACTGCTCTACTCTTTGTCCACCTATATATAATTGAAATGCACTCATTATCTAACACTATTAATTACATCAAATGCAAACTCACACTCTATTGTATAGTCAATAATTTTGTTATTTATTCTTGTTTTCTTTTCTAATTGTTTAGTTAGTATTTTGACTGGATATACTACATTATCTATTTTTGCCCACACATTCTCAGATAAAATCAACTCTTGTAAAGGTTGGAATATTGTCTCATCTACATATCCTGTATTAAGTGTAATATTTCTTTTACCTTGTTTGTTATAGACATAGTTTTGATGTTGTGTAGAAGAGTAAGTATGGCTAGTTGCTGTAGTTAATAAGTTAGCATATTCACTATTTGTTGAATTAAAATTTTCTACTGATTTTTTGTTAAACCAAAGTTCTTGTAAAGCTCCAAATTTGTTTACAAATACTAATTGTACAATTGTGTGTACAGGATCACATATTCTATTTACAGTTACAGTTACATTTGCAATACTTACTTCTGTTCCATCTGTTACAGTTCCTAGTATAGTGTGATAATTTATACCATTAGCACCATCTTCTTTAGGAATATATGCAGTTACACCATCAGGTATAAAGACAGATGTGTTAGATTGTAAAAGTGAACTAGCTGTAATTGTTTTATTAGAGCCTTCATTAAAGAAACTGTATGCATCAAATCCATAAAATGTTTCTGCTGCATCTGATGCTGCTGCTGTAGGTGTAGATGATGCTTGTGCTCTATCTTGTTTATTTAGTGTAAACCAATCTACTTGTAATGATGCTACAACTCTGTTACTAGGATAAGGTAATGTTGTTCCATCCCATGTAACATCTAAGTAGTCTCTAAGTAATTCACTAACTTCCCACATAACTGTAGCTGTACCTGATACATCTGTAGTGTCTTTTCTTAATAAATATCTTTGTGTACCACCTATAGTAATGCTTAAATCAGCACTTCCATAAGTACCTGACTTAGTTTTCTTGTAAAAGTATGGAGATCTTAGTCTAATTATTGCCATCTATTGTAAATTTTAAAAAGTTATTAGCATCTAATGCATATTTGTCTATAAATTTCTTTGGTAGTTTTTTAAACTCTTGTGCAAAAGCATCTGAAAAGAAGTATGTAGGTTTAACACCTTGTTTAAATAACTTTCTAGCTATTGCAAAAGTAATTGACTGTCTTTTAACAAATCTACCTGATGCATCTCTACTACCTTTTAGGTTTCTTCTTACAACCCATTTGTCTAATGATTTAGTAGGAGGCATTTTAGACTTATAGCTATATGTAGGTAGTCCATGCTTTCTAACACCTCTCTTGTTATCTTTACCATCTATCCCTGCATCTTGATAAAAACCATATTCATTCATCAAGAATTTTAATGAAAATGATTGCTGTTTAGAAACATCTAGATAAAACTTTAAAGACCTTTTAAGATTACCACTAGCACTCATGCTCTTTCCTTTATATCCTCTTGTAGACATATTAGACTTTGCTAATTCAATTACATCTTTAGCAAACTTGTTTAGTAGTTCTGTAGTCTCTTTAAATTTCATTAACAAACATTTATATCATTTATTATCTCTACTGTAAAAGATGTGGCCCATCCTGCTAGTACATTCTCAAATCTATCAAAAAATGGTTCACATGTAGCATCACCTACTAGTCTATAACCTAATTGATGCAGTTGGCCTATTCTTAGTCTACTAATCATTCTGTTAGATACAGCTAATTGTGTATTTAGTATGTCTATGGTATTGTTGTTTATAAATGGATCCTCATCATATGTTTTACTAGAATCTATTTGCTCCATTGTTAAAACTGTAAAATCAAACTGTAGTGTTTTCTCACTATTAGTAACATTCTCTATTATGACATGTGCTAATGGAAACATTGTCATTTTACCTAAGTCAATATCTGTTATATCTCCAAAGGTTACTGTCTTTACATTGTCATTTGCTAGTAACTCATTTTTAATTGTGTCTGTTACTAAATAAAATCCTCTTACACTACTATCTGTTGCCATAACTTTGTTTTATTCTAATTTGCTCTAATCTTGTTTTCTCATTTACAAATTCTAAATACATTAAAACTTTGTGAACTCCCATTTCTGAGATATGTTCAAATTTTGTAATATCTCCTTGAGTTGCCTGGTAAAAGCTACTGTAGAAACCCCACTTTTGTTCAAATCCTCCTTCAGTTGTGTATCCTTCAGAACTCCCCTGTCCAAATAGTCCAGTATAACTTGACTCAACTCTTTCCCTAAATTCAACAAAAAAAAAACAGCTCCAAGTGCTACACCTAGAGGCATGTCTTTCATATGCTCATTTACTTTACCTTCATACTTCTTTATATTGTACTTTCCTCTGACCATAATATCTATTGGCCTATACATTACTGACATTGCCTTGTCCATATCATCCCAGTCTTTTAGATAGTTGTCTAAATCAACAAACTCACCAAAGCTAATCTCATCTAAGTTTGGTATAAAACCATATTGCACTTTATCTAATGTAAATGTCTCTCTGAATTTAGCTTTAGTTTCAAATAGATCTGATAAACTATTAACTATGTCTTGTACATCAGTCCACCTCATACTAACTACATGTTTTAGCTCTACATTACAGAATATCTCTATCATCTTCTGAGCTACAAATGTATCATCTGTATTTTCCTTTTGGATTTTTAAGAATTTTTGATATTGCCCAAGTGTTACTTCATTTATATCTGTGGGCACTTTTATTGTTATCTCCATACTAGTATAATAACTTTTTTGCATTTTTTTTCAAAAAAATTTGGTGGTATTATAATAATGTATTATATTTACATCATAAATATGAAAAACACTATGAAAAACAAGACAAAAACAAGATACAGAGTTTACTCCTTAGGACAAGGAATAAAAGAATCTAATGATTATTTTACATCTCTTGCAGATGCTAAAAAGTTTATGAAATCTCATTATAACTTTATGATTGAAATGAGTGCAAGTCTATTTACTCTTTCTAAAGAGGAAAGTGATAATGATTTTGATGACATTGATACTACTGGAATTGACACAAGAACAACAATAATTAATTTATAATATTATGAAAGACTTAAAAGAATTAGAAAAATACTTTAACCTACCAATTTGGTTAATAACCTTATTACTTTGGATTGGAGCTGTAGGATTAGTCATCCTAATGGCACTTGCTGATTCATTGTGATGTTTTTCATATTAATTTGTTTAATTACAGGAGTGGAGACTTAGGTTTCCCTCCTTTTTTTATTTGATAGCATACCTACCATAATTAGGATATGATAGTTTATGAACTACAGAATATCTAAGACTATCACAAAAGTGATTAAACTTATCCTCAGGCTTGTTAGTAGGATTGTTGTCTTTATCTTCTATGTACTTATAGTTCTCTAATTCTTTGATTGCATTAGTGCTCTCTTTTGTTACATGTAGTTTGTATCTTCTAATCAGGTCTATTCCATAGTTGATCTCATATTTCTTTTTACCTTTTATGTTCCAACCCATTCTATGTATCTCTTCTATACTTTTAGGTTCACTACTATCTGCATATATCTCATCTCTCCTATCTAATCCTAATTCTAAGAACCTTTTAGCTAAGTCTTGATTAGTTAGTCCATATTCATATAAAAGCTCTTTAGAATACATATTATCACCTTCTATGTAAGTTGCACATAAAGAACTTGGATCATGGGCAAATCCAAAATCAAGTCCATAAGATATTAGTTTAGCACTAGGTGGTATTTCATCTACTATATGAAACTTAAATACTAGTGATCTGTTTTGACCTCTTAGACCTAATCCATAAACTCTCCAGTAATCAGGATCTGTATCTTTTAATCTAAGTAGCTCTTGTTTTAGATTGTCAGATATAAATGGATTGTCCATGAAAGTTGTAATGTGTAATGCACAATCAGGTCTCTCTAAGACTTTGTCATATATCCAATGGAACTGGTCATGTGGATTGTAGTCTATAATTATATCACCATCTGTTCTAAATAGTAATTGATTCCAGGCCTCATAGTCTATCTCATTTGCTTCATTTATAAAAAGCATATCTCTCTTTCTCCCTCTAACTCTAGAACCCATATCTAAGCTAAAGAACTCTATTAGGTTACCATTTAACCAATACTCATTAGATGTCTTGTTATGATAGATTTCTGAATACAGCTCATTGTTCTTTAGAATCTCTAGAAAGTCTCTTAGAACTGATGCTTTTAAACTAGGAAGTGTTTTTCTACATATAGAGATAACCTTGCCTGTATTTCTATGACAATAACTAAATATAATCCAAATAAGTGCATTGTAAGTTTTACCTGCTCTACTTGATCCTTGAAGTGCTACTATTTTGTGTGTATTCTTTTCTAGAATCTCAAATACAACATTAGTCTGTATCTGTTTCATTCTTTACTATCTTCACCTCAAACATTTTATCACCTACAGTATCAAACTCTTGTCTTTCAATGTATCCTCTCTTCTTTCCTTTAGTCTTTAAGTAAAATAGTATTTCTGCTGTCTTGCCTTCTTGTATATTAGCTAGTAACTGATCTTCTGCAAAGTCTAACAACCCTTCTCTAACCTCTTCTACTTTATTTGCAAAGTCATCTATCTTTAACCAATCATAATAAGTCTGTCTAGATATTTGAGCAGCTTTACAGGCTTTACTTACATTTCCCATCTTACTTGCAAATACTTCTAAAAAATGTTCTTTATTCTTTGCCATTCTCTTTTTTAGCTAATTTATGTCCAGTTTGTAAACTATTCCTTTAACTTTATAATAGCTTCTTCATACATTTCTTTTACAATTGTTGATAACTTAAGTAGGTCTTGTTCAGATAAATATTTAAGTTTTGGCTTAATAAAGTCTATTCTTTGTTCAGCTATGTCATCATCTAAGTCTATTAAAAGTGCATGATACCATTCTTCTAATCTTGTATTATATTTAGAGTATATGGGAAAGCTATTTATAGAGTGAATAACACTTGCATGAGTTATATGGTAATCATATTCACTACATAATGCTAGTATTTCTCTATAGGTAAACTTGTAATGGTTTTTTAGTATGACATATAGGAGAGATCTGATCTCAACATGTTCTCTTTGTCTAGTATTAGTAAATAAGTGCAATCCTGATAATTCCTGGATTTCATTTATTACACTTTTGATTCTATTGTTTCTTTGGCTCATCATTGTTATTGTTTTTAATTATTCTATTATGTATAAGATGATGCATTGTTCCACCAGGAGATATTTTATATTTTTTTCCTATTTGTCTATATGACATTCCTAATGCATAATCTGCTCTTATTTTAATCACAGTTTCATCTGAGTGTTTTAGAATTTTTCTAGATGCTTCAAATCCTCTTTTCTGTCTATCTTCTTTAGGATTATCCATACAATTCTGACTTTGTGTTCCTATTTCAATATTGTCCCAAGAATCATCTCCTCTATCATTATTTAAATGTCTAACTACAGTACCTTCTACATATATTAAATTATCATACTTTTGAAATGCTTGTAGTCTAGAACATTTACATCTTATCATTTTTCTCCAGTTATCAGGACTTCTAAACTTTATATAATTATAACCATTATCTTTTTCTCCTTTTAGTACATCTCCATTTTTGTTTAGTATTTTACCATCAAAAGATATTCTATAACCTATTTCATAAGCTATAATTTCATTTCTATTAAATGCTGTTGCCATCCTTCTCTAATTTATCTTGTAATGCTGCTAATGCTCTCCATGCTACTTTAGCTAAATGTATACATCCATCATCATCTAGTTCATTAGCCTGTAGGAGATGTCTAGTTAAGGCATCTAAATGATCTGTACTTTTACTCTTATCCCAATGTAGAGGTTTACCTTTGTGATGTTGGTCATTTCCAATCTTACTCACTCTTGATACTTCCATAAGTGCATCAGGAAAATAATTAAGGACACCTGTCCATACTGGATAATCTTTTCTATTCATAATTTACTACTTAATAATATTTCTTTACACAATTCTACTGGTAATATACTTCTTTGATAGTTACCTGATCTTCCTTGAATACCTTTACCTAATGCACCAGTTTCTTTCTTTGCTTTATAACCTCTAGGTTGTTTATCATGATGACAATTAGTATTTCCATTAAAACATTCTGCCCTTGATTTCCAACCATTTTTATTGAACATGGGATTATAAATATTATTGCTCCAAATGTCAGTAGGTTTAGCTACTTGTTCACCATACTGACAATACCAAACAGTTACCCTTGGAAGTCCTTTCACTACATCTAAAACTCTTAACTTTCCTCTAGGATTTTCCATATACCAAAACTTAGGTTTTAAGGCATAAATTATCTCTAAAGTTTTTTCTACATACTTAACACCTAGTACTGCTTTTTCTGATTTTGGTGTGTTATTTTTATTCCAATGTCTAAAAATTGATGCAACACTAAAAGATGTACATGGAGGACTTGCCCATATCAGATCAGGTTTAAATGGTACTTTCTTAATATCAAAGTTTAAAATATCTACAGCATAGTCTATTCCATCAAACTCTTTATAGTCAGATGTAAATGTTTCAAAACCTAGCTTTTTAGCTTCACCAGTAAATGTACAACTACCTGCAAATAATTCTAATACTTTCATCCTACTTTACCTAATAAAATGAAACATACAAAATTGGTAAACATAATTAGCCAAAATGTAATTGGAAAATATAACCACCAATTTCTGATAATTGCTTTTTGAAATTCTTTATCAACTGGCATGTTGATCTCTTTTTTAGTTGCTTTCATAATTCTATATTTAAGTAATATTGATCTAAATCTACATCATCCATAAACCACTCTCTATATGTTTGTAATGCTTTTGTTACTTTCATCTCACCTCTCTTATAAAACTCTTCATTAGCATTTGCATATCCAATATCTAGTGAACCTTTATCTATAACAATAAACCCCATATTATCAGGCTCTATGTTAAACAGTCTACAATACAAATAACATTGCACATCATATCCATACTTGTCAGCAGAATACTTCCAACCTTGAATTGTACTTGTACTTTTTAGGTCATACATATAATTGTCTTTTAAAATGTCAGCTTTAGCTCTAAATGGAAAGTCCATAATATTACCAATCTCAGCAACTTCAAACTTAGCATTATTTATTTTAGATAATACCATTTCATTTCTAAGTAGAGCATCAGCCAACCTTTCTGCATCATTTTTTTCTTTCATAGTAAACACTTTGCCAAATTCTTTTACTGCATCTTTATACTTCTTTGTATTCTTTGATTGTACATCAATAAAGATTTGGTTCTCAAAGACATTTGGTTCTAGCACACAAGTATGAAACAACCATCCATCTCTTAGTGCTTGAGATTGTTGTGATCCATACTGAAGAATATTGTAATATGTTTTAGGTGATGATAATAAATGTTTTATAGATGTAGAGCTTAATGCATACTTACCTAAGTATCCATAGTAAAACTCATCATCATAAGCCTTTTCTTTTAGCTCATTTATATCCCATTGTTTATTGTCTAGTAGTGTTATTTTCATTCTTGAAGTTTTAAGTTAATTTCTATATGTAATGTATTGTTTTGCACATGATATGTTTTTTGAACTATTTGACAATGTAATGTCATGTCTTGAAAGTTTATCATTACCTCTTCATACATATTTGGTATTGCATCAAAATCCATCCATATTCTATTAACTTGATATAATAAAAGATCATGTATATCATCCTCTGCATTAAAAAATATACTGTTATCTTCTAATGTCAGATCAACATGAAGTTCAATCCTTTTGTTGCTCAAGTTTGTGTTCAATCCTTCTAGCTCTTTCAATAGCTCTTAATTTATCTGATCTATATTCATCTATACTCAACATCAAAAGATGTCTATCATTCTGTAATTCTTGTACATAAAAATGTACTTGTAAAACAGCATTTATTAAAGTCTCTAATTTATCATTAGTAGAATGTTTCTTTTGCCACTCTAATAATATATTATTTATAACCTCAGAGTTTGCTAGATATTGCATGTCTTTTAGATTGTCTAATTTTTTGCTCACTAACTCTCTGTCAATATCCTTTACAGGAACACTAATATTGAAGTCTGTATTTTTCATAATCTCTTATATCAGATTCTCTAACTTTTATTATTACATCCTTATTACCATCTCTAGTATATAGGCAATGATAATCAGATTTATTTACACACACATCCTGAAATCTTTTTATGTACTTAACTAATCCTAGTCTATCATAAAAAACATATGATTTTATATCTATATATTCTATAACCATATATTTTGCAAATCCATACAAAGATCCTTTACCACCCCATACATTTCTTTTCTCTAACCATACTGCATCAGTATTCTTATCACCTTTTAAATCTACTGGAGTTTTTTCACCTACAATAAAATCAACATGATAATTCTTATCAATATGTGTAGATGTTTTTTCTGCTTTTATTCCTATAGATTCCATATATTCTTTAAATCTTTTTTCTGACAACTCTCCCTTTTTCCAGTTGCCTCTATTCTGATAACTCTTTGGACTGAACACCATTGTTGTAAATTTCTTTTAAATCATTTATCCATTTATTAATAGTGTCCATCTTTCTAGCACCACCACATCCACAAGGTATATTAAATGCATGATTAAAATACTTTGCATGTAATTCATATACAATCTGTAAATCATCATCTGTAAAACCCTTTGTCATTTTATGAAAGAAGTCTCCTAGAGATTTATAATCTTCTTGACTTACTTGTTGCTCTAACAATCTTTTATAACTCTTTGATCCCATCCTTAGTCAATTTATATTTATTTAATTTATCTTTTCTCTTATCACACCCACAATCTTTATAACCAAATAAATTTGCCACAAACATTGCTATTCTTTTACCTTGTCCTAAGGTAACAATATTTATTATTTTTTCTGTTAAATCTCCTAATCTCATTTCTTTTTTTCTTTTTTTTCCATGAGCCATTCTGTATCCATTTTGCAAATATCTTTTTATGGCCTTTTGTATTTTCATAATCCTATTTTCTGCTTTAGTAATTTCTTAACTTTTGTAAATGTGTTATACAAACTAATATA